ATGAATAAGAAGGTTTACATCAGCGGCGCCATAGCGCACTATGACCTGGGCGAGCGCAAGGCTGCGTTTGCCGATGCGGAGAAAGTATTGAAACGTATGGGCTTCGAACCGGTCAACCCGTTCAAGAACGGTCTGCCGGAAGAAGCACACTGGAGGGAACACATGAGGGCAGACATCGCCCTGCTGCTCGAATGTGATTATATCTATATGCTGAAGGACTGGGAACTGAGCAAGGGAGCTAAGCTGGAGCTTGACGTGGCCAGTTCATGCGGTATAAAGGTATTGTTTGAAGTCACGCTAAATGTTTGAGGTATGGAAGCGGAGCGTAATTATGCGAGGTTCTATGCCTTGCTGGACAAACTACCCGGAGCGGATAAGGAAACGCTGGTCTACCAGTTCACGAATGGGCGCACGTCGCACCTGCACCTCATGGATGAATGCGAGTACCGCTCCATGTGCGACGAGATGCAGCGTGTGGCCGGATATGATGAACGGCGCGAGAAGTACCGCCGGGAAATGAGGAAAAAGCGGAGCGCAGTACTTCACCAGATGCAGCTGCTCGGCATAGATACGGCAGACTGGAACAAGGTCGACGGGTTCTGCCGGGACAAGCGGATTGCCGGAAAGGTGTTCCGGGAACTGGACGGGAACGAGTTGTACCTGCTGCTGAAGAAACTGCGTGCCATCAGACGTAAAAGAGAAACCGATAAAAACTGATTAATATGAAACAGGAACTAAGACAGACATTGAAGCTCGTGCAGCAACAGGTAACGGAAGCTACCGAGGGATATGAATGGGACGAACAGGCCGAGTTTTTCGGCGAGTTGGCCGACTGGGCATACGGGAGGCATGAAATTTTGTCTGCACCACCGGAAATGGAAGTGCAGGACTACGAAGAAGAATACAATGTTTAACTCTAAAAGCAAAGACAATGGAACATAACATTCAGAGCGTGGACGTAAAGTCCATGAGTAAGGAACAGAGGGCAGCCCTGCTGGCACAGCTGCAGCAGGAAGAGAAGGACGACCGCATTGCCCGCCGCGAAACATACGAAGCCCTGCGCGGCGAGTTCATGCACGAGGTGAAAGCCAAGGTTACCGAACTCGTGACCGACGTGAAAGGCTTCCGCGATTGGCTGGAGAAAGAAACCGAAGGGTTCACGGCCGTCATGAAGGAGTACGGGCAGGTGAAGAGTGATGACCAGCGCAGCTACACCATCACCGACGGTGATTTCCGGTTGGAGGTGAAAAGCAACAAGGTGAAAGGTTTCGACGAGCGTGCCGACATGGCTGCCGAACGCTTGATCGACTACCTGAAACGCTACATGCAAAACAGCGAGAAAGGGGCCGACGATCCGATGTACCAGATGGCGATGACGCTGCTGGAGCGCAACAAGATGGGTGATCTGGACTACAAGAGCATCTCCAAGCTCTATGAGCTGGAGGATAAGTTCGACGAGGAGTATGCCGACATCATGCGGCTGTTCAAGGAGGCCAACGTGGTGCAGCGGAACGCCACCAACTACTACTTCTCCCAGCGCAACCCTGAAAACGGCGTGTGGACGCGGATAGAGCCGAGTTTCTGCCGTCTGTAGGGAAAAACCGTTGACCTCTTAAACGGGAAGCGTCGCAAATTGCATATTTGCGGCGCTTTTGTGTATAAAATAGTCCGAAATCAACTATCTTTGTATTAAGAAATTATGTCATGGGAAAAGGCCGGGATAAAGAACTGATAAAACTACGTGACGCAGCGTTGTGCCGACGTTACTACTATTGGACAGAGGTACAGCGGTTGCGTTTCGACGATGCGCTGCGCGTATTGTCGGAGCGCGAGTTCTTCATATCAGAGGAGCGCATCATGGCCATCATCCGGCGCATGTCCCGTGAAGGGAAGGACAGGAACATCAAGCCCCTGCCCAAGGTGAAGGTGCCACGGCTGACGGCTGCCCAGCTTGAACTGTTCCCAGTCCTATGATTCCATCGCCGACTCGTCATGCAGCGTGAACGAGAAGGTGGTTTCAAAGACCTTGATATAACCAGGCAACGCATAGTCGCGGCTTTTCTCCCTGACAAGCGGCGATGCGTTCTCTGAACATTCCAGACATTGCAGCGCTTTATACAGCTTGTTCGCCATTTGCTGGCGTTCACGGGCCTTGTCGTAGGTGCCGGAGGCATAACTGGTGTCATGGTAACAGTCAATGGCAAGGCGGATGGTGATGAGCGATTCGCTGTTCTGTGCCCCGTAGCCGAGGTCTTGCCAGTTTGAATCCGTGTTCCCTATTAACACGCAGGGGAACGTGACCGGATAGTGGTCTTCTTCCGCTCCCATTTCCAGTTGGCCGTAGTCCTCGTCGATGAGTGACAGTTCCGGCATTTCACGGGCGATCTGCTCCATGATGGCAATAAAAATCTCTTCCATAATTTTATGAGTTTAAGATGTTCCTGATTTCCTTTTCGATTCTCTCATTTATTTTTGTGGTCAGCTCCTTGCTTTCGCCCAGGAACTGCCTTTGCGGGATATGTATGGCCAGCTTCTTTTTTTTGGTGAGCGCAAGCCCTTTCCAGAATGAAGCCTGCGGGTTGGCCGCTTGCTGTTTTTTACCCGCTTTTCGGCCTTTCTTTTGCCCTGTGGCGGCTTTTCTTGCACGTCCTGAAGCCTTGTAGAACTTCGCCCAGGCAAAGCGCCTCATGCGGTCTGTCACGTTCACGGATACCATACCGCCCCAGTTGTGTATAGGGGCATATACAAGTTCGTTGGCGACGGTGACCCGGTAGTCGGATGGCATGTACTTGATGGAGCTGAAAAGGTGGTTGCGTCCGGAAAGCAGCGTGCCGTACTTGCTGGCGGCATCAGTGCCACCCGATGACAGCCTCCTTGCTTTCGGCCACGGGTGCAGTCCTCCGTTGACGAACCCTCCCTGCCGGAAGTTGTCCTGGAAATGGTCTTTGGCCATACGCCCGGCTATGACCGGCATCCTGCGCCGCATGGCCGTATCCAGTTCCTTGCGTTTACGCTCTATCAGTTTCGCGAAATCTTTTATGTCCATAATCAACAGTAATTCAAGAATAATTTGTAACTTTGCAACCGAGGCATACATTTATGCCTGTTATGCGTTATGAATATACCGGAACAAGTAAAGAACGAGGCCCGTCAGCTTATTGAGCAATACGGCGATTCCTTCGAGTACCTTGGTAACTATGAAGGAGCGGATTATTATGTGTTCAAGTTCCCGGAAGATTCATGTACGGGTTTCCCATTCGTATTCCAATATGAAAACGGCTCAGTCTTCACCATTACCGGATTTGAAGCATTGGATACTATCAACTTATTTATCAAAGATACTGACGAAGGAGATGTCGAATAGCTTGTTGTCTATTCTCATTATCCCCCTACATCTGTGTGAGCTTGAAGCCCCGTTGTCACATAAGTATTTGACATCTTTCCACTCGTCCTTTGATCCCTTCGAATTGTCTTTCTGGGGTTCTATATATTTGAGTTCTCCGTTTTTGAACCGTTGCAGAATGGTTGCATGACCACCTCCGCTTTTCCACCCGATACTCAACTCATAAACTCCTTCATCCTTGCAGACTTCATTAAAAAACTCCATATATCTTTTTGAAGTCATTTTTTTGTATCCTTTATCTGAAAGCCAGTCATTTATGCTGGTATGACTGGCTGGTGTTCCGTCAATGTTTTTCCAAACCTCGAAAGCATGTCCGTTACTCAAGTATTCGAGTTTTGAGCCGGGCGTTTTCCCCTTCGCCGTAACACCGAATCCTCTTAACCGCAGTGCATAGGCCGGTGCGCAGGTCTGGCAGTTTACGCTATATTGCTCATTGTAATTGGGATTAAGGCTGAATCTCTCCTTCGTCCTTCTGTCCATGTAAGCACCTTTGGGGTCAGGAATGAATTTTTCTGTGAATTTCGGATTGGCATTTTGCTTGTCGGCTTTATCCACATCCATCGGCTTCCCTTTTGTGATTTTGAGAGCCTTTTCAATCTCGAGATTATTCCTGGCGATGGCCATTTTTTCCTCGCCGGTAAGATTGTCCGGCATTTCTGCTATCATTTCATCAATGCGTGCCGTCAACTTATCGACAGCCTTCCTTGCTCCCTTGTGTGCTTCAGCCTGGTAGGGATGCTTGTCGGAAAAGAGTTGGGCATCCTTACCCGGATTGTTTTCAAGTCCGGGCTGTGGCTTGTCCTGTGGTGTGGCATCCGGCACCGATGTTACCGGGTCATCCGTCGAGGACAGCCCGCACTTGCAGTTCCACCTATCGCCTGGGCGGTGCTCACTCCAGAAGGAGTCATCGATCGGGCGGACTGTTCCCCAGAACCTCTTGTGGTCTGCACCCGGATGTACGGACGTGGATGGCATCCAGCGCAAGTTGGGCAGGATGTCTTTCTCGCGCTCGAACTGCCGCCAGTCGGCCGCCTGGTGGGCGCGTATAACCGCCGTGTCGTATTCCGTGCGCAACCATGTGCCCACCTGGTGGGATGCGATGGGCATAACCTCTTTCCGCCACTGTTCGAACGGTTTTAGATTGCCGTCCGAATCCAGCAGCAGACGTGCCATGTCGTTCTGCATCCGGTGTACCTTGAATGCCGAGAACACGGCATTGTTCCGAAGTATGGCATCCCTGAAATCATCGTCCGGGTCTGCGGCTTTCGATTTCCTGAACCCTTTCCGGGCCGCTTCGTTCATCTTCGCCCATATCTCACCGAACAGGTTGACCTCAATATCCGTGGCCGGGTGGAAGTCCTTGCTGTAAATGTTGAGGAGGGCACGCCTGAGCACTTCGTAGGAAAATTCAAAGCCAGTGGAGACATCGCCGTCCTTGGCCCCGTAGAGTTCATCGACTACCAGTCTAAAGCTGCCCCGCCGTCTGACGGGGCTTTCCCGAAAAAACCGGCCAGCCAGCTTCGGAAGGATTTTTTCTGTGCGGGCGTAGGTTCCGGCTCCTCGCCGCCGTCATCCCCGTCCGTCTTCTTGTCATCGCCGTCCTGCTTGCGGATTTGCGCAGCAGCGGCCTCCTTCCTTGCCCGTTCATCCTCCTGCTCCTTCTTCATCTGCTCGTAGTTGGCAGGCTTTTCAATGCCGAACTCCTCGTACAGGTAATCGTCCGACACCGGCAGGTTGAAGCTCGTTTTCAGCTGTGTGAGAATATTAGTCTTTGAAGTGGGGTCGATGTCCTTTTTCTCCGGGAAGCAGAACTCGCCGCCGGCCGTATTGATGCCGATGCGTGCGAATATGTCGGCCATGTCATAGTTGAGTACGTCCAGGACATACCTTTTGTCTGCCTGTGCCACCTTGTCCTCCACCTTCTTGTGTACGGTTCCAAGTGCCTGCGTGCCGTTTTCCGACGACTCCGTGGTCAGCGTATTGCCGAGCACGAGCTTTGAAATCTCGTTATTGCACCGTTCGCAAAGATGCTCGTACACGTCCGCAGAGCCTGTCTTGTTCCCGGCTTCCGTCAGCTTGAACTCCGTGTCCTTGGCGTGGAAGAACTGTGCGAGGCTTCCGGCATTGGCTGCATCCTCCATCGCCCTTTGCCTGGACTCCTCGTCGTCCGAGTCGTAGATATACTCCTGTATGGGCATGCCGAACACCTCGGAGAACTGCGACCAGTCACCCGTGGTGTTCCGCTTGTAGATGACCCACGGTGCCGCCTTGGCCAGCAGCCCCAGGTCGTCAGGACTGCCGACAAACAGCAAGTCCGTATAATTGTCCCAGGGAAGTCCTGTCATGTCCGTCTGGTGCCGGAGGATCAGCTTCTTTATGGGGTCAACATGCTTGCGCGGGATAAGGTCGTAGTCCGCCCATTCCCCTTCCTTGTAAAACTGGCAGAGCGTGAAGCCCCAGAACTTGGCGTCGATAATGTCCCCCACCAGCCTGTTGAACCACGGGGAACGTATCTGCTCGTTCACCGCCTTGTCCGGTTTCCCGTTCCTCTGGAACTCTATTTCGGAGCACAGCACCGCATTCTTGCGCTTTTCCATCACGCAGGAAAGGTGCGTGTCCATAAGGATGTCCGAATACAGGTCGTACAGTTTGTAACGCCGCGAGAAATCCACGTTCTCGGCGGCCCGTATGGCTGCCATGTAGTCCGCTATGTCCAGTCCGAAACGTTTGGGCTGCGTGAGCACGATGACGTTCGGTCGTTTCTGTCCGGGTGCCATGAGGTTGCCTCCCACGGTGATAATTCCCCGTTTGTTTCTGTTCTTTCTCTTGTTCATAACTTTACCAGTGGTTTACTCTTTTAGGATTGCTTTGTATGCGGAACGAGGATTTGCCGGCCCGTTCCTCCTCCGGCAGCAGCGGTGCCCCCTCGATGGAGATTTCCTCGGCGGCCACCGCCTTCATCCATTCCACGGCCCGCTCATATCGGTCTTTCCGTATCTGCGAGAGCTTCTGCGGGTTGTGGATGCAGAAGATGTGGTAGACAGCAATGTCGATGACCATCATCAGCACAAGTTGGTTCCGGTTTGTTCCGGTGGCTGAAAAGATTTTGTCGCAGTCGTACCGTTTAGACAGGTAACACCTCATTTCGGCGATGGCCCTGTCCTCGCACACCTCGACGATGGTTTCGTCCTCCCTTACAAGCGCGTCCAGAATATCGCGGTGGATGCTTGCGTCATAGTCTGTCAGTTCTACAAATTGGCTCATAGTTGTAATGAAGAATTAAGAGTGAATAATGAATGTATCACATTCTGCGTTTGTTGCGCCCCCGCAGGTCTTTCCGTGTCTTGAACACCGGCGGTTCCGCCCTGCGCATCAGTTCGTCGATGATGCGGTTGCCGCCCTCGACGGCATCCGGGCCGTCTGCCGGATAGCGCAGGGATAGCGTGAACAGCTTGAACTGGTCTTCCAGCTCTTTCATGTGTGGGTTGTCCTTTTCCGCTTCGTTGAGGATGAGGTTGCCTTCCCTGTTGAGCGGTTCCAGGTTGGCCTCAATGCGCGTGGCCTTGTCGGTCTTCTTCTCCTCGTCGCCCCGAATGTGTAGCGCGATCTTGTGCTCTTTGCAGACTTTGGCCACCAGTGGCTTGAACACCTGCTGGAAGAACGGGTCTTGCAGCTTGTTGTTCTCCATGTAGCAATATACCGTGGATTTCCCGTTCACGAATTCCAGCATCTTGACATACCACCCGATGAATTCCGCGTTCAATGCCTGGGCAAGGAAAGTCTTTATGACGTAAAGCTTTCCTCCGAGCTTGCCGAGCAGGGAGACCGTCTTGAAAGACTTGCCCTTCTTGCCTTTGCTTTCGCCCGGTGCAGGGTCGCCGTATGCGACCAGGAACTTGAACTTCGACAAAGGAGGAACTTTGCCGTAGGTGATGTTCTCAAAGACTTCGCCGACGGAAACCGGGTTGTTGAAGTATTCCCCCTGCACCGCCTTGGTGGATATTTTGGCGAGCGTGCGGTCTATGTGCTCCTCGGAGTTCTTTTCCGGCCATGTGGAATGCCCGTTCCTGTCGCGTATGTTCACGATGTCCCAATGGTCGGCCATGCTTCCGGCCCGTACCACGCAGCAGTCCTTGGCGATGATGTTGCCGCAGAAGATGATAAGTGTCGCCTCCGAGATGGAACGTGTCGGATATAGCGCATTCTCCCACCAGTCCCATCGTTTCTGTATGATGTCCGGGTTCTTGGTGTCCTCGTCCGTGTCGAAGTCGTCCACGAGCAGCACGTCCGGACGGACGGCCTCATTGCGGGAACCGCGCGGCGACTGCCCTGCACCGAGCGCCCTGAAGGCCACGCCTCCCTTTGTGATGAACTCGTCCTCCGTCCATGAACCGGGCGTTTCCTGCTTCCCGTAGTAGGCTTCTATACGCCCGTTCGCTTCCAGGTTGGCCCGGTAGGGAGCCAGCAGCCTGACCGCGTTGTCCTTGCTGTTGGACGTCATGATGACGTTCTTTTTCCGTCCGGTCAGCGTGACGTACATGACAATGAACATGGTGACCGTCGACTTGGCAAGCTCACGGCTCCAGGACAGCACCTCGAACCACTCGTCATGTGCGAGGATACGCTGTATGGCACGTTTCTGGAACCCTGCGAACTCATACTTGGCGTAGTTAGGGAAAAAGAACTTTATCCATTCCACCGGGTGGCGTTCAAGGTACAGGCGGTGCTTTTCCCTGTCCTGTGCGGACATGGACTTGTCAACGGGTGTAGCCCTTGCGATGTCCTCCTTGAATTTCTCCCAGTCCAGGAGTGCTATTTTGTCAGCCTGTTTCATGTGCCGCCACGTTTATAGTTTGTCCTTGATGTATGCGTCCGCCAGCCTTGTCAGTTCCTTTGCCTTGTCAAGGTCAAGCGGTCGGAGCCATTCGATGAAGCCGGTGAGCACGCTGATGATGTCGGCAATGCCCGTTTCCTGCTCCATGTTCCGGATGGATGCCGACAGTTTGCCGAGTATGTCCGCTTCCTTGGAATTAGGGTAGCGCTCCCCTTCGGCGCGTGCCGAGATGGCCCTGTTGATCTCCGCCACCTGCCTGTACAGGTTGGCCACCTGCTCCTGCCTTGTAAGTGTGAGTCCGGCCTTCTGTTCTTCCCACTTCCCGGCGCGTACCCAATTCGATACTGTCACGCGCGACACTCCCACGCGGTCGGCTATTTCCTGCTGCGTGAGGTTCTCGCGCAGGTATAAGGTCTTTGCCCATTCCTTTTTCTGGGCGTTGGTCAAATCTGCTGCCATATTCCTGTCTTTCAGTTATGATTCATAGTGCAAAATTGCTACAAAAAGCCCGCTTTACGAAAAGCCGTCCGCATGATGAAGCCCTGTGCCGTTATCATAACGCCATAGTCCGGCATGATAAAAACGCGGTTTCCATACTCCGTTGATTTATTGCATTTTTGCACCATGAATCGCGGGCAAACCGCAGTAATGACAATAGTACAATGAGCAAGTTTTTCAACATACAGACGGACAGCGACGGCGTGGGCACCATCTTCCTCTATGGTGACATCGGCGACTATTATGACGTGCAGAGCGGGCGTGTCGCAAAGGAACTGATGGAGGCGGACAAGGTGAACAGGCGCGTCAACGTGCGTATCAACAGCAACGGAGGCGAAGTATATTGCGGCATCGCCATCTACAACGCGCTGAAGAACAGCAAGGCGGACGTGCATATCTATGTGGACGGCATCGCGGCCAGCATGGCCAGCGTGATAGCCTTGTGCGGAAAGCCCGTCGAGATGAGCAAGTATGCAAGGCTGATGCTGCATAGTGTCAGCGGTGGCTGTTACGGCAACAAGAAGGACATGCAGAAGTGCATCGAGGAGATAGAGAGCCTGGAGGACAGCCTGGGCGACATCTACGCGGCACGCCTGGGCATGACCAAGGAGGAAGTGAAGGCGGCCTATTTTGACGGCGAAGACCACTGGCTCACCGCGGACGAGGCCCTGCGCCTCGGTTTTATTGACGGCATCTATGATGCGGAGCCTGTACCGGAGGACAGTACCCCGGAACAGATCTACACTTTATTCAATAACCGGCTCGTTGAGCCACAAAACAAGGACAAAATGAATCTTGAGGAAATTAGGAAGCATCCCTCGTTCAAGGACTGTAAGAGCGAGGAAGAGGTGATTGCCAAGGCCCAGGCCTATGCGCAGGAAGCGGGTCGTGCCGGCAGTCTGGCAGAAGAAAACGCCTCCCTGAAGGCGCGAGTGAAGGAGTTCGAGGACAAGGCGGCCGCTGACGAGGAGGCTGCACGGAAAGCCTTGCTTGACGCGGCCGAGGCCGACGGGCGCATCAATGCCGAGACACGTCCCATGTACGAGAACATCCTGAAGTCAAGCCCAGAAGAAGGCAAGAAGGTATTGGCTTCACTGACACCGAAGCGCAAGGTCATGGAAGACATCAAGGTGGAACCGGGCGGAGAGAGCCCCTGGAACAAGCGTATGCGAGAGATCAAGGACAAACTTAACAAGTAAAAGACATGGCAATAGTAGTAAAGAACACCAATTACAGCGGCGAGGTACTGGAGCAGCTTCTGACGCTCGCCGCCACCGGCAACGAGATTGTCGAGAAAGGGCTGATAATGGTCATTCCCGGCGTGGAGAAGAAAATCAGCCTGCCTCGTCTGCGAAGCGGCAAGATGCTGCAGAAGCGCAAGGAGAATCCAGGCGTGGAGGATTCGAAAGGCAACTTCAACTACGACGAGAAGAGCCTTGACCCGAAAGACTTCATGGCATTCACGGTATTCAATCCCCGTGCCTTCGAGCAGATTTGGCGCAAATGGCAGCCCAAGGGTAACCTTGTGTTTGCCGAATTGCCCCCTGAAGCCCAGAACGCACTCCTGGCCGAGCTTGCCAAGCAGGTGCAGTTCGAGCTGGGCGACCATTACATCAACGGGGAGTACGGCGATGACGATGACCACCTGTTCAACGGCATCCTCACCCAGATGACCAAGGACACGGAACTCATCATCGTGGACAGCGAGGAAGAAACCATGCTGGGCAAACTGAAAGCTGTGCGAAGCGCCATACCCAAGGCCATCCGCAACAATCCGAACCTGCGCATCATCATGAGCGTTGACGATTTCGACAAGTACGATGACGAACTGACCGAGCGCGAGGCCAAGAATGCAAGCGAAACAGACGTGAACGCACGCCGTTACAAGGGAATTACCATCGAGACGTTGGCCGCATGGCCTGACGATCTGATTGTGGCCACTCTGTGCTCGCCCGATTCCGACGGCAACCTCTTCGCCGCCGTCAACCTGCAGGACGACGAGAACGTCATCCAGATAGACAAGATTTCAAACGCCAGCGAGCTGTATTTCTTCAAGATGCTGATGAAGGCGGACACCAACATCGCTTTCGGCGAGGAAATGGTGGTACTGGACAGCCGTGACACTCCCGTCTTCAAGCCGGCGGCCAAGACGATTTCGGCCGACCCGAATACGGTGACCATTCCGGCGGAGGGTGGAAGCAAGGATGTGACCATAACGGCCAGCGGTGAATATACCGTGGGAGCGGCCCCGTCCGGATTTGACGTTGAAGAAACGGAAACTGGCGTGACCATCTCGGCGGAAGCTAATGACACCGGAAGTGAAAAAAGCGGTACCCTGACCATTACGTTGAATTCTGACAGCGGCAAGACGGCCAAAGTGACCATTACGCAAGCCAAACAGGGGGAATAACGTATGGCACAGTTGAAACGTTTGGTATTGCACTGCACGGCCACTCCTGAAGGTCGCGAAGTGAGCGCGGCGGACATCCGCCACTGGCACACCGACCCGGTGAGCAAGGGTGGCCGCGGGTGGAAGCAGGTCGGCTACACCGACATAATACACCTGGACGGAAAGGTGGAACGCCTGGTGGACAACAACGAGGACGCACAGGTGGATCCCTGGGAGATTACCAACGGGGCAAAAGGGTACAACTCCACATCCCGGCACGTTGTGTACGTCGGCGGCGTTGCCGCTGACGGCAAGACCCCCAAGGACACCCGTACACCAGCGCAGAAGCAAGCGATGGAAGCCTATGTGAAAGACTTTCACCGGCGTTTCCCCTCCATCCCGGTTGTTGGGCACAATCAATTGGCCGCGAAAGCCTGTCCTTCGTTTGACGTACAGGCATGGCTGAAAGAAATAGGTATAAATCAATAAATGAATGACTAAAATGAAAAAGCTGATTTTGTTTTTTGCGCTGATACTTGGGTTAGTGTCAGCCGCATTTGCCCAGACGGGTGAAATTTCTACCGGCACGGACTATGACGGTATGATTGCTACGTTTGCCGGGTTTGTCGGTTGCGTGGTGTTGCTGACGGAAGGCATCAAGGCCCTGTTCCCGAAAATGGAAGGGTTGGTGACGCAGATAGTAAGCTGGATGGTCGGCCTGGCGGCAGCCATGCTGTTGTGGTGGCTGGACGCAGGATTTGTGGCCGATGTGGAATGGTATATTGCCCTGCTGTATGGTTTTGGTGCCTCGCTTGTGGCAAACGGAATCGCTGACACAGGACTGGTGCAATGGCTCATAGGTCTGATAACGAAGAAGGCCGGGGCAAAATCATAAACAGGACACCAAACAAGTAATCTCATGGAACTCAGTGAAATTCTCAATTTCGTACTGGGTGGCTCCCTTCTGGCGACCGTTGTTGGCATAGTGACGCTCCGCGCGACGGTGCGCAAGGCCAACGCGGAAGCCGAGAAGGCGAAGGCGGACGCCGAGACCGTGCGGATTGACAACGCTGAGCACGCCACCCGGATACTAGTGGACAACATAGTCGAACCGTTAAAAGACGAACTCAATGCGACGAGGAAAGACCTTCAGGCGACGAAACGCGAGATGGCACGCCTTCGCAAGGCCATTGACACTGCCAATTCTTGCAAGCATCATGACGATTGCCCTGTGCTTCGCGGGGTGCGCGAGCACCCGAAAGACAGCGCGGGAAACGGCACAGACGGAAACGGCGACGGGCCGGGCGGACAGCATGAGGAGCGAAGTCCGCCTGATACGGACGGAAACGGTACCGAAGTCGGAGGTGAGTCTGAGGATACCGGCTGACAGCCTTCTGAGGCTTCCTCCGCTGGCCTCATACAGCGGGAAGAGCGGACAGGCCAGCGTGTCGGTAAGCCGCGACAGGGACGTGATCACCGTGTACGCGAGCTGCGACAGCCTGCAGCTCCTGGTGGAATACTACGAGCGGACATCCTCCGTGTGGAAGGAACGCTACGAGGAGATGACCGGGCTGTACGAAGAGGAAATAAAACAGCGTTCGAACCCCGTTAAAACATTCTTCTACGGTTTCGGGGTCGGAATACTGCTGAGTGTGCTAACAACAATAATCATCATTCTAAAACGAAAGAACAATGGCAACTAAGAAATTCATATACGGCATAGCCGTGGTAAAGTTCAACAGCAAGGAAATCGGCTACATCGAGAAAGGCAGCTGGGACTGGGGCGGCACTAAGCCGGAGAGTACGGACGTGGAAGCCGAGCAGGTACCTGACGCTCCGGTGCTGACACTGGCCAACAAGAACGCGACCATCGCGCCGACGTTCAACCTCATCCAGCTGGACTATGAGAACATTCAGGCCGTGCTTGGCGGCACGCTGGTGGGCAGCACGGGCAGCTACACCGGCTGGAAGGCCCCGACCGACCTCGTGGAGCTGCGCGGCCCGTGGGAGATCCAGTTCGTGAGCGGCCAGGCGATGAAGATACCCAACGGCACCATCATGGCCAATCTGGGCGGCAAGCTGACGCTGACGGAGGTATCCAAGCTGGAATGCCAGCTGAAGGTGAACAAGCCCGAAGAGCCGGACACCGCTCCCTACGAAATCAACGACACGCCGTCAGAGTAACGTATGGACAAGGCAACGGAACGTCTGGTGCAAGCCGAGGGGACGGCCGCCCTGTTGGACAGGGGCGTGTCCGTCCCCTTGAAGGAACTGCGCATCCCGCTGGTTAAGAAGCCCCTGAAGCTGCGCGTGGTGATGCGCCGCCCCCGACTGGGCGGACTGATACGGCTGGCGAGAGTCTATCTGTCGCTGGGCGTGACGGCAGACGAGATGAAGAAGTTCACCAAGGACGAGGAGATGGCCTTCATCGCCGCTCACGGCAAGGCCGTGAGCCGGATGATCGCCTACACCCTGTGCCGCGGCTGGTGGAGCCGCCACCTGCTGGTGGGGCTGACCGCCTGGTGGGTGCGCCACTTCATGGAGCCGGCCTACATGGACGCGGCGATGCGCAATTTCGTGTTCCTGCTGGGCACCGACCCTTTTACGAGTATTATCAGATCAGCCGGGATGATGAACCCGATGAAGCTGAGACTGAGCCAAAAAAGGAAGGGGAGTTAAAGACGGTCTACGAGCCTTCCCATAGCCCCTTCGGCTTTGTCTGGCAGATAGCGAATGCCACAGGATGGAGCGTAGACTACATCCTGGAAGGCGTGAACTACCAGACCCTCATCATGATGCTTGCCGACGCGCCGCGCTATGTACGCAAAAAGAAAGAAGAGAAGAGCGCGGAGGACGAGGCGAAAGACATTGTAGGATTTTTCCAAAGCAACCTGAAGAAATAGAATGGCAACGAAACCGGTAGAAATAGAGATACTGATGCGCGACCGCCTGTCGGGAGGTCTTGACAAGGCAGGGCGCAAGGTGGACGAGCTGAAGGTGAAGACCGGCAGCGCGTCTGCTGAGATGGCACGCCTGGACAGGCAAGCCGAATCCGTCCGCGGCACCGTGTCGAAGATAGCCGGTGCGTTCGCCGTGAAGGAGCTGGTCAGCAACATCGTCAAGGTGCGTGGCGAGTTCCAGCAGCTGGAGGCCTCCTTCAATACCATGCTGGGCAGCGAGGAGAAAGCCGACGCACTGATGCAGCAGCTCATCCGAACGGCCGCCACGACCCCGTTCGACCTCCAAAGCGTTGCGGGCGGTGCGCGCCAGCTGCTTGCCTACGGCGAGAACGTGGAGAACGTCAACGAAGATCTCATCCGCCTGGGCAACATCGCCGCCGGGTTGAACCAGCCACTCAGCGACCTGATTTATCTCTACGGCACCACCATGACGCAGGGCCGCCTTTATACGGCGGACTACAACCAGTTCGTGGGCCGAGGCATCCCCCTCGGACGGGAACTGGCGAACGTACTCGGCGTGGCCGAGGGCAAGGTGCGCGAGATGGTGGAGGCCGGCAAGGTCGGCTTCCCCGAAGTGCAGCAGGCCCTTCAGAACCTCACGAACGAGGGCGGCATGTTCTATAACCTCATGGAGGAGCAGAGCAAGACCATCACCGGGCGCATCAGCAACATCGAGGACAGTATCGGCATGATGATGAACGAGATCGGGCGGCAGTCCGAAGGCATCATCGGGAACTCGCTGGACGCGGTCGCCTACCTGGTCGACCATTACGAGCAGGTGGGCCGTGTGCTGCTCGGGTTGGTGGGCACATACGGCGCGTACAAGACCGCCGTCATGGCCGTCACCGCCATGCAGGCTCTCCAGACGGCCGGCGTGGGCGCACTGACCGTGGCAGAGACCCTGCACTACGGCTGGCTGGTCATTGTGGAGAAGGCGCAGAAGTTGCTCAACGCCACGATGCTTGCCAACCCCTACGTGCTGGTGGCTACGCTGGTTGCCGGCGTGGTGGCCGCGATGGTGTCTATGAAGACCGAGACCGAACGCCTGAAGGAAGCCGAGGAGGAATACCAGGCCGCCAAGCAGAAGACCATCGAGGCCGAGGAGGAACACCGCCGCAGGCTGGAGGAACTCTGCGGCGTGGCCGGTGACGAGAGCCTGGCCACCGACACCCGGCGCGAGGCGTTGAACAAGTTGGAACAGAAATACCCGGACATCTTCGCCAAATACGACACTGAGTATGAGAAGCTGAAGAACATCAAGCGCATCAAGGAGGAAATCGCCGAACTGGAAGCTGGACAGTCCATCACGCGGCTGCAGAACGAGCTGGCCAGCGTGAATGCACGCATCACCGCGCTGGAGGCCAAGAAAGCCACCGAACGCTGGGAGGACGCCAACGGTTCCGGGACGAGGATGCGCAAGGTGGGCGGCCTGACCGGTGACGAGGCCACCGAGCTGCAGAACCTGTACAACAAGCGGAAAGCGTTGTCCGAACAGGTGCGCAAGGAACGGGCCAACTCCTACTTCGAGAACCTGACCGGTATCAGCAACGACACGCTGGAGCAGCAGATAAGGCAGCGCGAGAACCTGCTGGCCCGGATGACCACCGAGCAGAAAAAATACGGGAACATCACCTACGGCAATGAGGCGTTGAGAGGCACATTCAGCCGTGACGAGCTCCAGTACCAACTCAACAAGCTGAATGCCGAGAAGAACCGACGAAACCTGAAGCGCGACTCCAGCGCGGACTGGGGCGCACAGGCACGCAAGGAATACGAGCAGGCGTTGAAAGCCTACAACGACTACCTGGCCGACACCTCCAACAGCCTGACGCAAGAGGAGTACGAGAAGAAGGCCAAGGAACTGAAGGACGCGCTCAGCCTGGCCAAGAAGGAATACGACCGGTACAAGCCGGACGAGAACAAGGATGCCGAGAGCGAACGCAAGGCCGCCGACAAGGCCGAGCGGGAAGCAGAAAGGCGCAGGCAGGCAAAGGAAGAACTCGGGCGCGAGCTGGTCGAGCTGCAGCACAGCAACGACGAGGCGGAGACCGGGGCTATGGAAGAAGGCCTTGAAAAGAAACTGCGCCAGATAGACGACGACTACCAGGCCCGCGCCGACGAAATCGCCAAGATGGAAGCCAAGTGGAAGCGGCGGAACCGCGAGGCCGGCCTGGAAACCGGCACGGACGGGCTGACGGACGCCCAGCGCACCGCGCTCGGGGATGCCGGCGACCGCAACGCGGAGGCGAAGCGCAAGGCCGAACAGGCCGCCTACCAGTCCGAGTTCGAGGCCATGCAGGCAGACATCCTGCGCATCGCCGCCTACAACGGGGAGACGGAAAGGCTCCGCGAGGAACACTGGAAGAGCGAGCAGGAAGCCATCGACCGGATGAAGGAAGGCAGCGACAAGCGCCTCCGGCAGATACGCCTGGACTACGAGCGGGAACTGGCCGAGATAGAGGCCCAGGAGAAACGCCTGCGGGAAGCCCAGGGCGGCAGTCTGACCGCCGACCAGCGGAACGGCATCGTGCAGTCCTACGCCGAGGCACACGGGCGCATGGAGCAAGGCGTGCGCGGCGTGGAAAGCACGGAGGTGAGCAAAGGCAAGGAACGCTACGAAGCCCTGCTGGAGCAGTACCGGACGTTCGACCAGCGGCGGCGCGACATCGACGAGAAGTACCGGGAGGACATGGCCGTATATGAATCCGAGCGCGCCCGGTTGTCCGGCGCGGGCGGCGACACGTCCGAGGTCGAGGCCTCCATCTCGGCGCGGACGGAAAAGTACAAGGAAGAGATAGCCTCCCTGGAAGAGGATATCCTGCGCGCCTCCGACTTCTACACCAAGCTGTTCGGCGACGTGTCGGAAAAAGGCTACAAAGTCCTTTCCGACTTCTACGCCCAGGCTCAGGAGACCCTGTCCGGCGCCAAGGTGGGTAACAGCGGCGTGAGCCTTTCCGTACCGGCCAAGGACGCGGACGGCAAGTTCGTGAAAAAGCAGGTTACCGTCACCGTGGCCGAGTTCGAGCGGATGCAGCGCCGTGTGAAGGAGATACAGAAAGAGCTCGAGAAAGGCAACCCCTTCAAGGCCTTCAAGACCTCCTGGGACGAGCTGATGAAGTCAGTCAAGAACGACGGCGACGTGTCCGGGGCGTTGAAGTCCATGAACGAGAAGGGGAAGGAGCTCACGTCCACGATACGCGGCTGGGGCGATTCCCTGGGCGCGGTGTTCGGCGACCGCTTCTCACAGTCCATCGGTGAGATGATGACTTTCGTTGACGGCATGATGGACATGGGCACCGGCATCGGGCAGATATTCTCCGGCGACATCGTGGGCGGTGTGACCGGCGTGCTGGGCGGCCTGTCCTCCATCGTATCCCTGTTTACCAGTTGGAAGGAGAAGATGGAGGAGATGAAGCGCGAGTGGTACATCGCCGAGATAGAGACCAACCGCGCCATCCGCGAGCGGAGCGAGGAATACGCTGCCAACCAGAGCCAGATCAGCGACATCATCAAGGACGTGGAGCTGCTGAACTGGCTGGTGGAGAAAGGCTATGCCAAGCCGGCCAGCGTGTCCGTATGGGAGGCGCAGTCCGAACAGCTCGCGCAATACCAGAAAGACCTGGCCGCCGAGGCCGCCGCCTACGACGAGCTGTGGGGCAAGCTGCAGGCCAGCGACGCGCATTGGGAATGGGGAAACTCCCTGAACGGCGGCTCCAAGACGCACAGCCTGCGCGGCATGAGCGCGGAGCAGATAGAGCTGTACTACAACCAGAACAAGCTCAGCGACGCGGCCCGCGACTATTACGAGGCATGGGTGGACAGCGGCAAGACGGTCGAGGAACTGAAACAGAACATCGAGGAGTGCTACGCCACGATGCAGGAGATGGTCATGGGCGTGTCGTTCGACAGCTTCCTTTCCAACGCCAGGGACGCGCTCCGCGAGATGCGCGGCGACGTGTCGAAACTCGGCGAGTTCACTGAGGACACCCTGTCGGAAGCCGTCCTCAACGCTTTCATGTACAAAGACCTCGCCAAGGTGCTCGAGCCGCTGTACGACGAACTTTCCGAAGCCTTCATCAACGGGACGGCTGACAAGGACTACCTCGCCGGGTGGCGCAGACGCTTCGAGGACGCCATGACGGCCGCCGGGGAACGGCTGGACGCGATGGCGGACGCGGCCGGTGTCGACCTGGACAGCGAGTCCGGCACGAGCCAGAGCGGCAAGTCCGGCAGTTTCAACGCCATGAGCCAGGAGCAGGGCACGAAACTGGAAGGCATGTTCACCTCCGGGCTGATGCACTGGTCGAGCATGGACGAGAAGATGAGCGACGTGAGCGAGCAGATGGGAGCGGCGGTTGACAGCCTGCGCCGAATTGAGGAAAACACCGGGAACAGTGCAAGGCACCTCGGAGAAATCAAGGAAGACATTAAAAAGATTATCAGGGACGGACTTAAAATGAAATGACTATGGACGCGATACTCTCAGGCAAGGTGCTAATCAACGGCACGGACATCTGGAAGGCATACGGCGCTTTCTTAGTAGAGAAAAAACGGGGCGACCGTAACAACCTGAAAGCCATCATGGCCCCGTCGAAGACCAAGACCCACGTGGCGGTGGACATCCGGGAGGAGGACGGCGAGAAATACTCGGCGGTGCTGGAGGTGAGGAACCAGGCGCGGGACGTGAAGCTGTACTTCGCCCTGTATGCCGACACGCGGGATGAGTGGCTGTCGCGGTACAAGGCGTTCATCGCTTTTTTGAAGCAGGGAGATGACGGGTGGCTGGACATCCGCTTTCCCGACCTCGACATGACGCTGCACGTTTTTTATAAGGAAAGCAGCGACTACGAACCCCTGACCTACCTCTGGCAGGTTGGGAAACAGGCCAGCCGGTTCTACGTGACCTTCCGGGAACCGAAGCCTGCCATCTGAATGACATTAAAACACGGTTAGAACGGCATTATGATAACGATATACGGAAGCGACGGCACAGCCAAGACACAGGTGCCCTGCGACGACAACTCGACGCAGGCGAAGGAGCTGCAGGGTGACAACGTGCTCACCCTGTCCTTCACCCTGTACGAGCACATCGCGCTGGAGGTGAACGACTACGCCGAGTTCATGGGCGAGCGGTACTGGCTCATGGAGCGTTACAAGCCGGAGCAGGTGAGCGCGCAGGAGTGGAAGTACGACGTGAAGCTCTACGGCATCGAGAGCCTGCTGAAGCGCTTCCTGGTGCTGAACGACACGGACGGGGCGGACGAACCCGTGTTCACGTTGACCGCGCCGCCGAGGGAGCACGTGGCCCTCATTGTCAGGAGCATCAACAACGGCATGGACAACACCACCGACTGGAAGGTCGGCACAGTGGAAGGCACGGAGAACATCGTCATCGACTACGAGGGCAAGTACTGCGACGAGGCCCTGAAGGAAGTGGCCGAGAAAGCCGGGAACCGGGCCGAATGGTGGTGCGAGGGCCAGACGGTGAACGTGTGCCGCTGCGAGCATGGCGAGGAAGTGGCGCTGGGCTACGGCAAGGGTCTGACATCCTTGGAGTGCGACATGGCCGACAACGCCAAGTTCTACACCCGGCTGTACCCGATAGGCAGCAGCAAGAACATCGACCCGGAGAAATACGGGCACAGCTGGCTGCAGCTTCCCGGCGGCGTGAAGCACGTGGACGTGAACGTGGAGAAGTACGGCGTATGGCACCACTACGAGGCGGACGCCTTCTCCGACATCTACCCCAAGCGCACCGGCACGGTCAGCTCCGTGCGCAGCGAGGAGGTGACGGACGAGGACGGTAACCCGTTCAGGATATTCTACTTCAAGGACAACAGCCTGGGCTTCGACCCGAACAGCTACGAGATAGGCGGCAAGGTGAAGCGCGTGTCCTTCCAGGAGGGCAGCGAACTGGCCGGGCTGGGCGACGAGGAGGACGGCACCTACTATTTCGAGGCGAACTACGACAGCGACACGCACGAGTTCGAGCTGATAACGACATGGCCGTATGACGACGACACGCAGCTTCCGAACGACACGCTCTGCCCGAAGCCCGGCGACAAGTACATACTGTGGAACATACGGATGCCGGACGAATACTATCCGCTGGCCGAGCAGGAGTTCAAGGAAGCGGTGGACAAGTACAACGAAGAGCACGCCATCGACGTGAGCCGCTACAAGGCCCCGACCGACCATGTGTACATCGAGGAGAACGGCATCGACCTGTACGTGGGCCGCCGCGTGCGCCTGGAAAGCGAAAAGTACTTCCCGGAAACCGGTTTCCGCAGCAGCCGCATCACCAAGGTCACGCGCAAGGTGAACCTGCCCTCGCAGATGGACATCGAGGTCTGCGACGCGACCAGTACCGGCGCGATGGAAACCATCAATGACAGCATCACAGACGCGAAGAGCTACGTGAAGACCGCCACGTCGGGGAGCTTCCCCGACCTGATACGCAGCTGGGACAACACCTATCCGACGGACAACAACGTGTTCTCGGCACGCCGGACGCTGAAAGAAGCCCTGAGCAGGCTTCGCGAGGACACGGCCCGGGAGAAAATCCATTTCCTGAAGGGAGCCGACTTCGGAAGCCACAAGGCCGGGGAGAGCGGCGCGGCGGTGGACGGCGACGGGAACGCCGAATGGCTGACCGCCGTCATCCGCGAGCTGCTGCGGTCGGTGAAGTTCGTGGACGGCATGACCGGCGAGGGCTGGCAGCTGTGGATGGACGCGCTGACCGGGCTGAGCAACCTGACCATTGACAAGGTGACCATCCGGCAGACATTGGTGGCCCTGGAACTGCTGATTGAGAAAGTGCGCAGCGTGGGCGGCCAGCTGGTGGTCAGCGCGGCCAACGGCAAGATAAAGGCTGTCACGAAAGAAGGCGACAACTACAAGATCACCTTCGAGCAGGAAAACGAGTTCACGGCGCACGACCTGATGCGCTGCGCGGAGTTCACCGGCGCGTCGCTGCGCGGATATTGGGTGGAAGTGTCCGCCTCGGACGGGGAAGGCGTCACCGTGCCCGTGAGCGAGTTCGGCGGCGTGGAGCCCAAGGAGGGCGACGAGTGCGTGCTGATGGGCAACACGACGGACCGGCTCCGACAGAACCTCATCTCCATCGCGGCGACCGAGGATGGACAGCCGAGGGTGGACGTGCTGGACGGCGTGAGCGGCAAGAACTTCGACGGCTGCCTGCGGGTGCGCCTGGGCAACCTGGACGGGATAAGCGACAGCCGGTTCCCGGCCGACAACCAGCCGCACGGCAACGGCCTGTACGGCGACAACGTGTACCTGATGGGCACGTTCGTATTGACCACTGGCGAGGACATCCTGACGCGTTTCGAGATTACGGAGGGCAAGATAGAGAGCGCCGTGGAGGGGCTGCGCAAGGACTTCACGGAGGACAGGAGCTATCTGGACAACGCCTCGTTCGGCGACGGCATGAACAAGTGGGACACCGAAAACGAGGCCACCTTCTTCCTTTTGGGCAACAAATGGATATGGGCGAACGGTGCACCGCTGTCCGACAAGACGAACTATGCCTGCGTGAAGACCGACGACGGGCGCACCACCGTATATATACGCAACAAATACATCCTGCAGAAAAGCGGAAACTTCCGCTTCATCCCCGACTACACCGACGTGAACGACGAGGGGCAGAAGAAGCCGGAGGCCGTGTACCTGAGCTTCTTCTACCGTGTGGCCAAGGCCGGGCGGCTGACCATCCAGTTCGAGGGCCTGGACAAGACCGGGTTCGAGAACTTCAACGAGTTCAGCTACGACGGCGAGCTGGGCGTGACGGACGGCTACCAGGTGTTCAACCACTCCGGGCTGTGGAACGGCACAGGCGACTTCAAGCTGGCGTTCACGGGCGAGATATACCTGTACATGCTGGTGCTGAGCACGGACAGGGCCGAAGCCCTGGCCTACAAGTACAAGACCCTGTTCGAGCAGTCCGAGAAGCTGGTGAAGATAGCCGCGGCGAACTTCGACAAGGACGGGAACGTCATCGAGTCGTCAAGCATCATCACCACGGCGAAGTACAACGAGATGATGTCGCAGTATTTCGACGAAGACGGGCAACTAAAGAACAAGGCTGGCCTTGTAACAACTGCGATGGCCAACAAATTGTACGCTTTTGATGCCGACGGAAGAATAGTGTCCGTAATAGACCAGACCGCTTCCGATATCAGAATATCAGCTGCCAACATATCACTGGAGGGGCTTGTGACAGCGAACGGGAATTTCAAGATATTGGAGGATGGCAGCATAGAAACCAATAACGCCAAATTGAAAGGTTACTTGTACTCAGTATTCAAACCGGTGGAAATTTGCGATGCGACAAATCTGGGAAATAATGAAACGACCGGCAATAATGAATACAAACTGAACACAAACCTTTTCGTCGATGCGACATTCAGTGGGGTGGTGCTGCCGGTATCTGAGGAATATGAAGGTGCGCGTGTCTTGATTATGGATTCCTACTTTATCAAGACAAGAACGATACATTCTCCAACCACAGTCAGGACGGAAAACGGGAGCGCAATCATCAGCGGCTTATTTGCCCAGACACCCACTTCCATGGAGTTCCGTGCGGATGTGCTTACATTGGATGCCGGTGTCGTGGAGCTGATATTGAAGAACGACTATATAAGAGACGAAGCAACCGGCGAAGTTTCAAGTGGAGGTTTAGGATGGGTGCTTGTAAACAATACCTGCCAGAACCTTTATTGGGAATATGCCGGCAAGCGATACGCATACAGGTATAACTTAAGTCCATATTTATTAGAATGAAAATGAAATTGAACTTCAAGCAATTCACTATTCCTACGGGGATAAGCGGCAAGGAAAGCCGGACTGGCGATGCGAGGGAAAGTCTTGCAGACCTGATATATATGAATGTGAACGGCATCCGTGCCCATGCGCTGGCAATGAAGATATACAAGAGCCAGGGTGCTGAAGAATACGACCGTACCGAGGTTTCCCTGATAACAAGAATCGCGGACGAATATTGCACTCCGGCATTTATAGACGGCTTGCGTAAGCAGATAAAGGAAGGAGGCGGTGATGAAAGTGATATACAACCGGCTGATCCCGTTTAAGGGCTACAAATGCGTGAACCTTTTCGGCGTGCTGTTCGTGCGCGAGGGCTGCACGATGAGGGCGGAGGACTACAACCACGAGGCCATCCACACTGCGCAGATGAAGGAGCTGCTTTATGTGCCGTTCTATCTGCTGTACGTGCTGGAATGGCTGTGGCGCCTGGCACGGCTGCGCGAGGCGAAGACAGCCTACCGCGCCATCAGCTTCGAGCTGGAGGCTTATGCCCACCAGTCCGACACCGGCTACCTGAGAACAAGAAAACCGTTTAACCAATATAAAAAGAACTGACTATGGCCATATCACAGGAAGACATACAGCAGGTGCTCAATGCCATCAAGGCGGAGAGCCAGGGCGTGCAGGAACTGGAAACGGTATCCTCGCTGAACGGGGTGAACTCCCTCCCAGGCGTAAAGGGCAGCGAACTGGTCAACGTACCGATGACGCTGCTCCAGAAGCCCGCCACGGACGCGGCGGCCACGGCTAATGCCGCCGCGCAGGCCGCCAATACGGCCGCCCAGACAGCCAATGCAGCGGCCAGTACGGCCACGGAAGCCAAGAACGCGGCCAATTCCGCAGCCGCCACCGCCAACGAGGCAGCCGGCAAGGCCCAGCAGGCCGCCACCCAATATGAATCGACGGCCAAGGCTGCCCTGAAGGGGGCGACCGCCCGGTTCAGCCGCATCGTGGAAAGCGGGGCGGTGGATACCGTATCCGGCGCAAACGTGACGGAGGTCGTCTATATAAAAAGCCTGAAGGTGTTTGCTGGCGTATATACGGACGGCAAATACTGCAACAACTGGGCTGGAGGCAACAACGGCCTGCCGGGAGCGGACATGTATCTTGACGATACGCGGTCTGCCATCCTGAAGGACAAGGTATATATCTGCGGCGACACGCTGTATGCGTGGAGTGACGAGGACGGCGACCTGGTGAAGGCGGGCGGCGGAGGAAGCGGCAACGGCTTTTATAATGTGACGCAGCTCCATCCGCTTGGCTCCGGATACTACACGAAGGAAACCGCCGTGGCCGCGTTGGCAGATGCCGACATCGCCGACGAGGACAAGCCCGGCATGGTGATCACTTTCGAGGCGTCCGCCGGCAAGTGGCTCGACTACCGCTTCGAGGGAACGGACGTGTCGTCCTTCCTGACGGCTTCGGCGTGGAACCGGTACGGCGGCGGTGATGCCATCAAGAAAATCCGGGTGACGAAAGGCACAGCCACGGAAGACCTTGCCCCCGACGGGCAGGGTGTGGCGAACCTGGACATCCCAGTGGTGGAGGTAGACCAGTCGGTGAACGAGAACTCGACGAACCCGGTCAGCGGCAAGGGCGTGGCGGCCAAGATAAACGAGAAGGCCTCCACCTACGGCACCGCCCTGCAGCTCAATGAAATCGGCGAGGGCACGGACAAGGCCTATTCTCTCTCCCTGCTGAACGAGGCCGGGGAGGTCATCAGCACGAGCGACATGTTCACGGGCGGCGGTGGCGGCACGGTGGCCACGACGAAGGTCGTGCTGACGCGCGTCACCCCGAACAAGACCGTCAAGGCCGGCGACGAGGTGAAGCTGACCTACACCTACGACCAGACGGACACCGCGACCGGAGAGAGCACCGGCAACCCCGGCCGTGTGACCGTGACCGTCACTCAGGGTGCGAACACCAGCACGCTGACGCAGACCATATCCGCAGGCAGCACGAACACGGTGGACGTGACGAAGTATATGGGTGTGGGCACCAATACCGTGAGGGTGCGTGTGGAGGTCGGCGAAGGCGCAGAGATGCAGGTGGCCCAGGTGACGTGGAGCATCAACGTGGTGCAGCTGACCCTGAGCAGCTCTTTCAACATCGCCACGGCCATAACACGCGGCCAGACCCTCAGCATACCCTACGCCCTGAGCGGTGCCGGCACGAAGACCCTGCGCTGCTATGTGGACGGCACGGACACCGAGGACAGGAGCATCACCAGTTCGACGGCCAACGGGTCTTTCAGCATAGCGACGACCAACCTTGGGCACGGCACCCACACGGTGCAGCTCGTGGTGGAACTGGAACTGTCGGACGGCAGCACCATCAAGTCGAACAGCATCCTCTTCGCCGTGGGCGTCCGGGAAGCCGGGAACAACACCCCGTTGGTGTCCGCAAGGTTCGACTATGCGGACGGGTCGGTCATCGAAAATGGCCAAACGCCTTACATCCCGACGAAGCAGTACGACAGCTACACGCTGCAATATGCTGCATACAACCCCAAGGAAACCCCGACACGGGCGGACGTGTATGTGGGGAGCACGCTGGCCTCGTCCGCCTCCGTGCCGTTCACGGCGCAGAGCCTGACGCTGCGCGCCTCCAACTATGGCGAGGAGCAGTGCAAGATTGTAGTGGGCGATAAGACATACAACTTCCGGCTCATTGCGGAGAAGAGCGACCTGAACCTCAGCGAGCCAACGGACGGGCTGACGCTGAAGCTGACCGCCCAGGGCAGGAGCAACAGCGACGTGAACCGCGAGGAATGGACTTATAACGGCATCCGGACAGTGTTCGAAGGCTTCAAATGGGGCGGCGACGGATGGACTGGCACCGCCCTGCGCCTGACGGACACGGCGCGGGCCACCGTGCAGCACCGCCCCCTGGAACAGCCGGAGCAAAATGTCACCAACGCGATGGCATTCATCGTGAAGTACAAGGTCAGCGAGGTTGTGGACGAGGACGCTGAGGTGATAAGGTGCATGGACGCTGACGGAACCGGCTTCGTGATCACCACGCAGGAAGCGCGCATGGTGACGAGGGGCAAGAGCGAGCTGTCAATGAAGATGGCGGCCGGAGAAGTGTACGAGGTGGCCTTCGTGAGCTTCCCCAAGAGCACGGACGGCTCGTCCGACTACGAGAAGCTGAACACGGAGATGGTGTACCTGTACATCAACGGCATCATGTCCGGAAGCGTGCAGAGGGCGACGAGCGACAGCGTGTACCAGGCCACGCCTTCGTACATCGGGCTTGGCGCGGACGGCGCGACCACCGACGTGTACCTCATGCGTGCCTACGACACGTACCTGAGCGACTCGCAGGTGCTTGAGACCTACATGATAGACCAGGACAGCTCGGACGGCATGATGGCCTTGTACGACAGCAACGACGTGATCGACGACAGCGGCAACGTGACGGTCGACAGCGTGCCGGACGGCATGAGGTACATCATCATCACCGGACGGCAGGACAACGGCGTGCCCACGGTGCTGCAGGCGGCGGTGAACAACGACAAAGACCCGAAGTACGACGTGGACGAGATGCTGTGCGTGGTGAAGGGCAGCCAGGCGTTGAACTTCCGCTGCGTGGGCGGCTGCATCCGCCTGCAGGGCACAAGCTCGCTTGCCTATCCGATAAAGAACTACCGCATCTACTTCAAGAACGCCTCGAAGGTGGCCGGCGACCTGTACCTCGGCTGTGACGAGCAGGGCGTGGGCGGCGAGCTGCAGGAAGAGGCGAAATACTCCTTCCGCCCGGCAAGCGGCAGCCGGAAACAGGCCGCGCCGGTGGACTGCTTCTGCCTGAAGGCCGACTTCGCGGAAAGCTCCAGCTCGCACAACACCGGTATGGCCAAGCTGGTGCAGAACATCCTGACGGCGGCCGGGGAGCTTACCCCGGCGCAGAGGCACTGCGACAGCAGCTACCCCTATGATGTGCGCACGACGGTTGACGGCGAGCCGTGCTACCTGTTCTACCGCGGTGCGCTGGAGGAAACCCCGCAGTTCCTGGGCAAGTTCAACTTCAACAACGACAAGAGCACCGAGGCCGTATTCGGCTTCCTCGACATACCCGGCTACCATGACCAGGCGTGGGTGACGGAGAAGTTCGGAGGGCAGAACCCGACCGAATGCTGGGAGTTCCTGAACAACGACTACCCGATGGGCATGTTCCTGGACGACGACTTCGACACGAAGGGCGAGGACGGCACGCCGAACTGGCTGAAGGTGTTCGAGGCGCGCTTCCCGGACGACGACGACATCAACGCGGAGTACGAGGCCGGAACCCGGAAGCCGAAATACCTCGAGCCGCTGGTGAAGTGGGTGAAGAGCACGCAGGACGACGGGGCGAAGTTCAAGGCGGAGCTTGCGGACTGGTTTGACGTGGACTACCTGTGCGACTACTACATGTTCACGGACATCATGGGCTGCGTCGACCAGCGCGTGAAGAACATGATGATGGCCTTCTGGTACGACCCCGACAAGGACAAGACGCTCGCCTACATGATATTCTACGACTGCGACACCATCCTCGGCGTGCGCAATGACGGCCGCCTGAAGTACCCGTGGGACGTGGACGAGAACACCACCGACCCGGAACTGTCGACGGAGGGCAAGACCGTCTATGCCTACGCCGGGCACGACAGCGTGCTTTGGAAGAACCTGAGGGAGCAGTTCCCCGGCGAGCTGGCGGCGGCCTACGTGCGCATCCGGGAAAGGATGTCGAACTCGACCATCTTCAACATGTTCGACACGGAGCAGAGCGCGAAGTTCTGCGAGCGCATCTACAACCTGGACGCGCAGAACAAGTACGTGAGGCCCAAGACGCAGGGCGTGGAGGTGAACAACGACGGTAGCGTGACGAACGTGAAGTACTCTTACCTGGAAGCGATGCAGGGCAACCGCAAGGCACACAGGCACTGGTGGGTAACGAACCGCATGGGCCTGTTCGACGCGCGTTACAGCACCGGGCAGTACACCGCCACGGACATATCGTTCAAGGGCAACAGCGCGGCCGGCGCGACGGTGAGGGCCACCCCGGCGCGTGACTTCTACTTCGAGTTCCGGCGCGAGGGCGACACGATGACGCACGACGCGGTGACAAAGGACAATGAGTGGAGCTACACCTACGGGCAGACGGCGAACATCGGCACCATCTTCCACCTGTACGGCGGCGAGTGGATGAAGAAGCTCGACCTTTCGGACTGGGGCGGCTTCACGGACATGAGCCTTCCGAACCTGCCGGTGCTGGAAGAACTGGTGTTGGGCAACAGCGGCAACACATACGCCCTGACCGAACTCGTGCTGGGCACGAAGCTGCCCATGCTCAGGAAACTGGACGTTGTGAACTACACGAACCTGCCGGGGCTTGACCTTTCCGGCTGCAACAGGCTGGAGGAGGTGAACGCGGCGGGCTGCACGGCGCTGGGCACCATCACCTTCGCCGAGGGTGCGGCGGTAAACAGGCTGCACCTTCCGGCCAACTTCCAGACGCTTACGCTGCGCTCCATGCAGTATATCAAGTGGAGTGCGATAACTTTTGACAACAAGCGTAACCTTACCGGCATCTGGATAGAGAACTGCGCCCTCATCGACGGGCTGTCGGTGTTCAAGGAACTGTTCGCGCTGAAAGGCAAGCTGAAGTACGTGCGCGTCACCGGCCTGGAGCTTGAGGGCGACGGCAGCGACCTGAAAGAGTGGTATGACGCCGGGCTGGGCGGCTTCGACGCATCCGGCAACACCACGAACACGCGGTGCAAGCTCGTCGGCACGTACAGGCTGACGAAATACCTGGACGACGACACCTTCAACAAATATGCGGAGCGCTTCGACGAGCTGAACATCCGGCAGCCGCAGTACACGATGATTGAGTTTGACGACACGGTGAGCGACGACGCGAATGTGAGCAACCCCGACAACGAGACCGGGTACAAGTACGGCAACCAGTATGTTCCGAGTGCGCATGTGGCGGCCATATTGCGGCAACGGCACCGGGTGCTCGGCAAGCAGGCAGTCAAGGGAACAATGACAATCGCGCAGCTTGACGATGCGGACAGCAACAAGTATGCCGACGGTACGGCGGCAAAACTGGACGGCACGGAAGGCGACGTGTTCGTCTATGAGCCCCATTACTGGTACAAGGGCGTGAACGACTACCTGCGCAACAGGAAATACGCCTGCTTCTGTTCCCGGGACGAAATGCCCGACCGTCCGGAATGCACCGTCATCACCTTTGAGGAACTCCGTGACGGCGGCTCGATTGACAGCGGGATGAAGGTACAGGCCGGGAAGGCGGATGTCCAGAGTTCGCTGACGTCTGACTCCAACTACAGTGCCGTGACGGTATCCGTATCCGGCTACAAGCGTGTCCGCTTCCCGTCGGTAGTCGGCAGCAACCTTGTGGGCGCGGTGTTCGCCGACGATGCGGGAACTGTGGTCAAGAGCGTCATCGTGGAAACGCTGAACGCCCGTTTTGTGGACGGCATGTACCTCATATCCGACGTGCCGGACGGTGCGACCCGGCTTCATTTCTCCATCCGCAATACATCTGACTTTGACTGCGTGGTGCTGAGCAACAGCGACAAGATAGAGGACATGGAGCCGGACTGGGTGGAGCATGAAGCTTGCCTGTGCGGCGCATTCCAGGCCGTGACTATCGGCTCGAAGCTGTACAGCGCCATCAACGGCGCCACCAGCGTGGCCTCTTTGACGCAGCCGGACATGGTGTATTATGCCAACCAGCGGGGCTTGCAACTGGTGGACTGGGAGATGAACAAGGACGTGGCGAACCTGTTCTATGCGAAGTACGGCCGCCGTGACGCGCAAGACCAGTGCGGATACGGACAGAACACGAATGCGCGCATTATCGGTACGACATCCATCCTTGGCATGGCGGACACGGTGAACCCCGACCACAAGACGGAATGGTGCTGGTATAAGACGCAGGACGAGTACGGTTCCGACAAGTACGTCCAGATAGCGTCCTGCAACTGCCTGGGCTATGAGAACTGGTTCGGCAACAAGGCGGAGTGGATGGACAAGGTGAGCCTTCCGAACAGCCCGTCAAGCGAGCAGTACAAGCTGTATATAGAAATGCCTGACGGCACGACGCGGAAGGTGAAAAGCACGACGACGAGCGGCTTTATGACTGCCGTTGTCCACCAGAAGTGGATGGACATAGTAAGCGCTGCCGGTGCTGGAAGCTCCACTACATACTACTGCGACGAGTTCGTTCCGAGCGGTTCCACAGGCCGTGTGGTCTATCGGTCGAACAGCGACGCGAATGCGAGCGCCGGTGTCGGTCGTGCGAATTGCGGTTCCGATTCGTCGAGTACGAACGCGGCCATCGGTTCTCGTCTCGCCTTC